TTGGGTGATGCTTGGGTGTCTGGTGATGCTAGGGTGTATGGTGATGCTAGGGTGTCTGGTGATGCTAGTGTGTCTGGTGATGCTAGTGTGTATGGTGATGCTAGGGTGTCTGGTGATGCTAGGGTGTCTGGTGATGCTAGTGTGTATGGTGATGCTTGGGTGTATGGTGAATTAAAGTTAAAGGCAGGGTATTCATTTGGAGTTAGACATAATAATGAAGAGATTAAATATGAGAGATTAGATGATAATTCAGAACTTATATATAAAGGTGATGATGTGATAGGGGCAGAAGATAAACATACGATAACAATAGACGGTAAAGAAATAGAATTAAGTGAAGAAAGTTACCAAGAGTTAAAGGATAGTTTAAATTAAGTTTAGTAGTTAAGAGATATATGGAGAAGAAGATAGAAACCTGTAAGCATGAGTGGATGCCATATGAATGGAAGCTGATAACCAGTGAGCACTATTCCATTGCGACCGAGAAGAATAAGAGAGGTGAGCAACTAGTGAAGGTAATTTGTAAGCATTGTTTAAAGATAAAGGTTTTATAAGATAAGTACATTAAGAGAAGTATATAATTTGAATGATAAGAAGTATGGAAGATAAAGGAAAAGAATTTCTAAAAGAAAGATTTATTCTAAGTGATAATTCTGCTATGGAATATAACAGTAGTTTACTTATTTATCTAGATGGTGTTATGAAGAATACAAGATTTGAGGCAATGAGTGAACATCAATTATATCTACAGGGAGCGAAACAAATGCTAGAAGAGATTATTAATTTACTAGAGAAGGAGTTTGAGGGAGAGTATCTTACATAAGAGAAGTATATAAACTAAGTAAGTAAAAGAATGACAAACCCGTTTAAGTACGGATCTCAAAACTATAAGATACTAAATCACTTAAACATGTACGGTGAGATAACACTAGGTCAGATTGTATCTATGGGTATAATGCAATACAATGTACGGATCAAAGAGATAAGAGCTAAAGCAATAAAGCAGGGTTATATTATAGAGAATATACCTGGCAAGAAATTTATACTTAAAAAGATAGAGAATGAGGAGGGGAATGGCTTGATGTTTTAATGTGGGTTGCTTCGCCTTTCTGGTTTGGTAAAAACTGGGGGGAGCGAAGGAGTCCATACTACACCTCGAGTTTCGGGCAGTTGCTTTAGGTTGTGGACTCCAATATGCTATAATAAACCAATGAGAGTAACTTATTAGTTCTTGAAATCTTGAAAGAAGAATCAAAACACGGAGGAAAAAGAAAAGGGTCTGGAAGGCCTTCAGGTGGAATGAATGAGGAAACAATACTAAGAATAAGAGCCGAAGCAGAGTATAAGAAGAGAGTCACCAATGTAACAGATGAACTATTGAATGCACAGCTTACCATAGCTTTGGGGGAAAGTTATTTAATTAGGGTTGACGAAGTAGGTGAGGGTAAGAAGAAGAAACGTAAACATGTAACAGTTGAAAGTGAGCAGGAGATACTTGCTTATTTTAATAAAGAAACTGATCTAGACAATTATTACTATGTCACCACAAAGAAACCAGACAGTAGGGCCTTGAACGATGTATTGGATAGAACCTATGGTAGGGCTAAGCAAACCATAGATAATAACCTCACTCTTCCAGGAAGTAATGATGTTGATGAGGACGAAGTAGATAAGATAATCACTAAAGTTGATGTCATTAGTAGGGTTAAACAAAGAAGAACAACAAAGGAGGTTTAATACCTTTCACCAGAAGTTCTCCTCATGGTTGGGCAGGAAGTCCTTTCACTTGTTTGAAACACTCGGGTTACCAATAGAGATATTCCTAGAAGAAGTCAGTAAAAAACCAACAGCAATGTTATTTAATTATTACTATGAAGGAGCACTAGAAGAAGGGTATAATAAGAAACAAGCAGGACGTATAGCAATACATACAATCGACAGTATAGGACCAATAGCACTTAATACAATCAAAGAGTTATATGGAAACATCGGAGCTTACAAAGAAAGAAAAGTTGAAGCTGATTCAATACCTACTAGAGAATGACCGTAAGTTCTTCTTCGAGTATATATTCAGTCACTACATACAAACACCTAACGATGAGGTAGGAGACCTTCATAATGAATGGTTTGAATTATTAGAAACAGAAAAGAAACTAGGCATCATTGCTCCCAGAGGTCACGCTAAGTCCTCGATCATAAACATAGCAGACAATCTCTTTGATATTTGTAATCATGGAAGGTCAGTCAATCTACCGTACATAGTCATCTTCTCAGACACTCCTGAACAGGCTGTAGACCACCTAGGAGCGATTGTAGATGAGTTAGAGGGTAATGAGAGACTACTTAGACATTACGGAGCCTTATACGAGCCTAGGTTAGTTGGAGATAAGAAGAAAGATAAATGGACACAGAGTACTATTATAACCGCCAATGGAGTGAAGGTAGAAGCAAAGGGTTGGAGAAGCAAAACAAGGGGTATGAGGTGGGGAGCACACAGACCAAGTAAGATAGTGATTGACGATATAGAAAATGATGAAGATGTTAATTCCGAGAAGATGAGAGAGAAGCTTATGAATACGTTTACTAAGAAGATACTCAACCTAGGAGCACCCGAGACTAAATACAGATTCGTAGGTACTATACTTCACTTCGATTCATTACTTCAAAGAGAATACAACGAACCTAGAGATAAATGGACGTGGAGGTTTTACAAAGCTATTAAGGATGACGGTAACCCGTTGTGGCCTGAGTGGTGGACAATGGAAAGACTAGAAGATAAGAAGAAAGAAATAGGAGAGATACCTTTCAGTCAAGAGTTTCAGAACAATCCGTTAGACCCAAGTACTCAAATATTCCACCCTACAGAGTATTACGATCAAATCGATTTAACTATGGTAGACTGTTACGGATACATTGATCTTGCCATAAGTGAGAAGGAGACAGCCGATTACACTGCTGTAGTAACAGTAGGTAGGCATAAGGATACAGGTAAAATATATGTTATTGATGTAGACAGAATGAGAGGCACAATACAAGAGCAGTTGAAACTTGTGTTTAGTAAGAATAAGATATACAATTATGTAAAGTTTGGTGTTGAATCCGTTGCTTATCAGAAAGCGTTCCATCAGATATTAATGGAGGCTTCTTCTAGCTCAGGTGTATACATCCCAGCTATAGAGGTTGAAATTGATAAGGACAAGGTACGTAGAGCATTGGAGATAACCCCACATGTAGAGAATGGCCAGATATTATTTAACAATAGCCAACAGGACTTTATGGCAGAACTAGTTCACTTTCCAAAAGGAGCGCACGACGATATGGTTGACGCCTTTGTAGGTGCAGTGAAGCTTGCTCTTAAAGACTCTTCCTCTGGAAGTGTAGCAACCGTTGGTAGTAATTTATATTCAGGCAAATACTAATTATGGCAAAACAAAATGAAAAGGTAGTTAAGAAGACAGGCACACCAAGAATAGAAGTAGGTACAAAGGGTGAGATGTTAGTACAAGGTGCAAGTAAGGAAGAACAACGAATAGGAGATTTAACAATACGAGACTACAGGAAGATGATTGACAATGACGGTCAAGTTCAAATGATAGTAAACGCAATCGTAAATACAATAATGGCAGCAGGAGTTCAAATAGTAGACGATCCAGAAGTAACAGAAGAACAATCCCCTTCAGAAGAAATGCAATTCATAGAACAAAACCTATTCACTCCTCTTTGGAAGGGTGGCATGTCAATACCTATGGAGAGAGTAAACAGAACTAATCTAAGAGGATTCACAGAAGGATACAGAGTATCGGAGGTTATATACAGAAAAGACCCTGATGGTAAGATTCGTTTAGACAGACTCGCACCACGTTCAGGATTCAGTGACGCAGAAATGAAACTACTTGTTGATGATAATGGTAATTACATGGGCTTCCACCAGACAGCTACATTCAAGAATGAACGAATAGACGTATCAGTTATTAACGATTCAGGTATTAAGAAAACCGTTAAAGCTACATTCGGAGGAGAGTTCGGTAGTTTATACGGCAGATCAGGACTAAAAGCAGCATGGTATCACTACGACAAAGCACACAAGGGTATGTTCCTTAACCATGTAGGACACGAATTAGGAGTCCTATACCCACGTATTATTAAAATGAAGACCAAAGACGCTGATAAGCAAACAGCAATACTCAATGCTATGTCTAGACTACACTTAGAATCTACTATATCGTTTTCAGATGAAGACGCTGAGGTAGAGTTCCCACAAGTAACCGATCCTAATGTAATGAAGGAAGGTAAACAAATGATAGACTTCCACTACTCAGCCATAGCCAAATCAGTATTAGCACAGTTTGTAGACTTAGGGTCTAACATATCTAATACAGGTAGTAGATCATTAGCAGACACACAAACAGACTTCTTTAAAGAGGGACTTGAGTCAGTAGCACAAACACTTATAGTAGAACCTTGGAATCAAATCATAGCCGACTTAATCAAAATGAACTTCGGAGGGGACATATATCCTAAATTAGAGATAGTACCTATTGAAGACGAAAGAGCAGAAGCATTGTTCTTAGCCTTCCAAGAGCTTGTTAAGAAGGGTAATATTACAGAGGGTATTAGAGCGAAACTACTTGAAGCTACTTCAGACCAATTAGACCTAGGAGTATCCAAAGAAGACATACAGGCAGACATGGAAGCAGAAGAAGCACAGAAAGAACAAGATAAACAATTAGCAGCAGCCACACAAAAGGCTAACCTAGAAGCTAATGTTAACAATAGTGAACCAGTTCATAATCATATTGAATTAGAGGACGCAGTACCATCCTCACCAACAAGGGCATTATTCCCTGACGAGCAGAAGGTGAAAATGGTAGACATTAAGAGATTCTGGGATAACTCAAGGTCACAAGCAGAACAGATCTTCAGAGAAAAGCTTATAAAACAAAAGGCTGGAATCATTGACCAATACATAACAGCATCTAGAGAAGGACAGTTAGCTATTAGTAGGGTTAATGTAGAACTACAAGACCTACCAGAGCAAACCTATTCAGAGTCTATGCAAACAATAGCTACTCAAGTATTTGAGTTTGGTAAACAGACAGCAGCAGACGAACTAGAAAAGGCTGTACCAACAACACCCAAAAAGGACAGGACAGCTAGAACTATTAAAGTAGACGACGTTATTAAGAAGCAAGAAAGTGATTTAGAATTTAGACTCAAGGGAGTGGCTAATAATGCACTCTCTACTAACTTACCAGAGAATGATACAGTACTCGCACTAGAACAAGAGTATGACGACTTCTGGGCTAAGTCTTTAATACTAGCAGTAGGAATGTTAATAAGTGAAATGATGAACAAAGGTAGACAAGTTTCATTTGATAAGTACTCTAGTGGTATATTTGCGTATAGATACTCTGCGATCCTTGATTCAAGAACAACCAATTTTTGTGAGTCACTCGATGGCAGAGTCTTTCAATCAACAGACCCTGATTTTGCATTACTCTCACCACCCAACCACTACAACTGTAGATCTATGTGGGTATCAATAAGTAAGGGTGAAGAAGCATTGGGTATAGTAGTAGATGGTAAACCACAAAGACTACCAGTCTTTTCAAGTGTCAATAGTTTTAAGGATGCTACAGACATATCGGAACTATCAGACGAATCAAAGGCTGAACAAGAGATTGTTAAGCTGTTAGACATAATTAATGAATAAGAATAAAGAAGTAGCCAAGTTATTAGTAAAACTGCCTCCAGAGAAGAGAGGTGCTTATATTAAAGACTTCGTACAAGGTCAATCCAAGAGGAAACAGGACAAACTTAAAAGGGAATTACAACTTGCGGAGGGTATAATTAAAAACACCAAAAAGACAGTACTTAAAGAAACCGACACTAGGTATGTGAGTATGGACTCAATGGAGAAGATACTTAAAAAGCTAATGAGTTCTTCCAAGACAACTACTAAACAGTTCAATACAGAGCTTAGTGAGGGTCTAGAAGGAGTGAATAAGGAATTAATCGGTATAGCCAAGAGAACACCCAAACAAACCTCTAGAATGATTAAAGAGAGCCTCATTGAATTAAACGAATCAATCTTCTCAATACAGGGTATGTTAGGCACTACAGACAAGAAGATAGCCAGACTTAAGGAAAGTTTAATTAAAGCAGACAAAAAGGATAAGTTGCAATTAAGAAAAGAGATAAAGCGATCCACGGAACAAAGTAATTCACGAATCAAGGGAGTTAAATCGTTAGTCACTGCACTCATACAAAGTGTAAGGGTGAAACTAAAGGATGTGCCAACTAAGGATGACCTACCTTCTGAGACAGTTATTATAGGAGGTGTTAATGTAGCCGTTACGAAAAGGAAAAAGCCTAACAACATAACAGAATGGACTGTAAATGCACAGCAAGGCGGTCAGGTGGCAGTTATCAATTCACCAGGAGGGGAAATCAATCACGCTAAACTAGAGAATCTTATCTGGACAGACTCTGAGCATATTGGTACAGCCGATACATTTGCTGGCTTTGATAGTAGTGGAGATGCTACTGAATACGCTGGAAGTTACTTTGACGGTAGATACGCCAAGCTAGACCTCACCAACCAACCATTCAAACCCCTAGTAAACTCAACAACAGCCTTCCAAATTCAACAAGCAGATAGTACACCAGTATTTAATGTAGATACTACTAATGCAATAACTTCGGCATACGGAAGGTTAATTGTTGATGGAGTAGCTGATGAAATCCAATCCATAATCCAAGCCCACTCTACCCAAACAGCTAACATCCTTGAGGTACAGGACAGTGCGGGAACATCTTTGGCTGGCATTAGCCCTGTTGGTAATTTAGCAATTGGTACTGCAACAGTTGCCGATATAGCTGTAAAAACACGAATGACTGGTAACGGAACAGCAGCAAGTGGCGGTAGTTTTCAGCTAGTATCTGGAGCTACTGGCTACGCAAACCTTAGCGGTGTTTCAGGAAATTATGCTGCTTATACTGCAAATGCTCAAACTGGAAATTATGCTCCAACTGCTGTTAGTGCTACTGTTCAGTCTGCTTTTTCATTCACAACAGCAGAAGTTTCTGGTATAAAGTCAACATTATCTCTAGTTGCAGTAGGTAACCCGACAGTAACAAAATGGAATGGTATACTAGTAAACACTCCAACCATAGGTGCAGGTGGGACACTTGGAAGTGGTTACGGTCTATATGTTGAAGATATTACGGGGGCTACTACATCAAACTACGCCATCTACACTAATGCAGGACTAGTAAACTTTGGTGACCAAGTAAAGATAGACGGCTCACAAGACATCATCCAAAGCATAACTCAGGCACATAGCACCCAAACAGCTAACATCTCAGAAATACAACTCTCAGACACTACTGTAACAGGTGGATGGGATAAGGTCGGTACTTTATTTATGAAAGAAACTACAACCCCAACAGCAACTACTAATTACGGAAAAGTGTATACTAAAAGTGACAATAAATTATATTTTCAAGATGGTGCAGGA